GTCCTTTTTTGTTACACTAGTCTGTTTCGCATGAGAGTATAAAATTTCACTTTGCGATTGCAATGCAGTTGGTGTAGCCAACACCACCTCCTCCATATAGGCATACACGGTTACTGAGACACTTTGGTCTTCACCGGATGCATGTAAGAGAGGCGCTATAGCCGACAACGTAATTTCACCCATTTGATCCCACTCGGAAGCGGGAATATTCAGGTAATTGTTGTACCAAAAGAATGGCAAGTGCATTGATCCACCCTCATTTGTGGTTGGATTTAAAAATATCTTAGGTCGTTGGGAGAACAACACGTAATCCCGTTCCGTTAGATTGCCTAGCGACAAATCATTAAAATCTGGAACAGGTTCGTATGAACACATCAAGCGACCATAGAGAAATGAATTTCCATTGACCATGAACTTAACAACCAATTTACCACTGAGATTGTTGAAATATTTTAACTTTTCAAGAACCGCAGGGTCTTCGCAGAATAACTTCCACGGATTGAATGTAGCATTGACTGCTGTGGGTGCTGTAGTCGACCATCTGTCACTGTAAATTAACACAGGACGTTTCATAAAATCGCCGAGTTTAGCATCATCGCTCACCACAGAGTCGTACGTCTCGTCTCGACGCGAGGTAATTTCCATACCATAACCTGCGTCTAGGTCATCAAAAGTTGTGATGCCCTGCTTACCAGTCGTTCCACTTTCCACTACTTCGGAATGTGAATACAAGATAAGACTTTCTTCAAAATTTTCTAATATAAATGAATTGTTGGTAATACAAATTGCAACGAACACCTAAAGGAGTATTAATCTCCAGGGTCGTCCAACGTTATTGGCTGGTCAAGCCTGTTCTAAATAAAACAAATAACCTACGATGGCAAAGCCTATATATACAAAAAGGTGTTGGTTCCCTACATGCAACATGGTGTCCATATACCAAAGAATCCTGTTTAGCCCCAATGCAACGGATTCTCGCACTTACGACAAGTTTATAGACCTTCGGGGTCGGATAGAGGAATTTCGGTAAAACCCGCTCCATCCACTTCATCCCGCTGGAAGAAGTATTTATCTTTGTACCGCTCCAAATACTGGCGATACGAGACATCAAGATTTAAGATTAGCGGAGCAATGTTGTGCTCAGACGCTATAACTTTAACCTTCTGCCTCCATGCTTCATAAGCATCTTCCCCGTGATTAAACATCTCTCGGATAGAACCGTCTAGGTTCACACCAGATGCAACATCCGGGGGTAACGTGTCGCTTGCAGAACAATGCAACGATTTTGCAATGGAATTCACATCCAATGCTCCCATGTACACTCCAAGGTCAGGATTATAAACCGGCTTTCGCTTAAGGAAATCAATATCATCAATCTCCACAAGATCAGGACTGCTGTCCGACTTGTTCGCTGGCGTATAACCGATCCCAACAGACTTGAAAACGCGAGACAAATTATTAAAATGCATCACATGTTCGAATCCTTTCTTAGGTGCAAATAAGCTATCGTCTCCATAAAAGGTAGCATTGCAGGTGGTGGAGAAAGTTCCCCCACAACCATATTCATCGCGCAAGCGGTTGTAAACACATCGGTGGTAGAGAGAGTTGACAATTCCATTAATATAGACTGTCATATTCTGACCAGAGGGATTGCTCCCTGTCATCAGGATCATCTCACCATTGTATGCAATGACGGGATTGGCAACTTCATTAGCTATCATATCCATCATGTACAAATCTTCCTTTGTGTAATCCAAGCACTCGGATGCAATATCTTTCATAACACCGAACGCTGCTAAAATTGCATCGGCTGACATCCCCAAATCGTATTTAGAAAAATCGCCGGCAACATAGCCAGTTTCATCC